TTCTGGCCTTCGAGGCGGCCCGTCTCGGTCTACGCATGCTTGACAGCATGCTGTGCGGTGGAACTCTTCAAGCTCTGCCTCGGAGCGAAACTCGGCCTCGCGCACTAGTGCGCCGCAGAGTGGACACTCGCCACGTTCCATGCGTTGCACGCGGAGTGGAGCTACGAGGCGCAGCACCGCGATGACTCCGTGGCGAAGCAGCAGCTGCGAGCGGAACGGCTCGGGCGTCTGGAGTAGGTCCATCTTGGTTTTACCAACTCCTTTCATCTTACATCGAAAATTCAAAAAACCGATGTGGTCCGACTTCACCAACCAAAATGAAATAACAAGTTCAAACGCCGCCTGGCTGCTATGTATAGAGAATGGGTAGGAAAAGTGTCTCTCTCTCTCTCTCTCTCTCTCTCTCTCTCTCTCTCTCTCTCTCTCTCTCTCTCTCTCTCTCTCCTTTTCCATCCCAATCTATCTCTTAGAGCTAGCCAAGTGGCGATGGTATTTGCTATTTCATTGTGGAAGGTGGTGGTTCTACGAAGAAAGAGATAGGGAGGAGTCTATTTCGAGACTTCCTCCCTTTCTTCTTCGCTTTTGCGCGACGCGAAAAGCTAGATTTCTTCTACCCCACCATCCTCGCGCACCACCTTCTCCACTTCCCACTCATAGTGAGAGAGGGTGTTCATATTGGTGACGAGGTTGAGAAGAGACTTCTCGACTAGGTCGAGGTCGCGCTTTGTGTTCGCTTCGAGATCGATTCTCACATAGACGCTTCGACGAAGAGACATCTTGGATCTCCTTGTTAGTGTTGAAGGTGAAGGGAAAGGAGGGAGTTGTACTAACCTCCCTCCTTGTCTCTACCTAGACCTTGTCCTTCTCTCTTTCAAGTTTGAGAATCTCCCTATCTCGAAGATCTCTCTTCTTCCTCCACTCTTTTTGATACTCCTTCACCTTGTCCATATTCTTCTCTCTCCATCTTAGATTATACATCTTCCTCTTCTCCATCCTCTCAATAACCTTCACCAACTCGTTTTGGGTGTAAGTGATGGGTTCCATCTCTATCTCCTTATTAGTACCATTTACTTTCTTGGTACCATCAACATACAAAACTAATTCAAAAAGTCGATTTTCGACTAGTTTTCTATACTTCCACCACCCCCTCCACCCCACCACCCCCAAAAAAAGTTCATTGTTAAAATCTACCACCCAAAATACTTGAAGGGTCCATACACTTATCATCGGGCTTCCTAGCCTCGGGCTTCCTAGCCCAAAGGAAAACTTGATTAGCAAGATACCCTGTGGTACAATGGGTGCATGGAACAGCGCACGGCAGGCGCGGGGAGGTCCTACCCCTGAAGCTCGATGCGAGGCACGTCGAGTGCATGCAGCTCCTGCTGGGAGGTGTCTCCCGTAAGGAGATCGCGACGCGCCTCGGGCTTCACGAGACCACCGTTTCGCTCTGGCAACGCCACCCCGAGTTTCAGGCTGAGCTGGAGAAGCTCCGGGGAGACCTCACGACCTCCGTGAAGGTCCTTGTAGGTGCACGCCTGCAGAATGAGTCAGGACCCTCTCTCACTAAGATCGTTGACCTGCGCGACAACGCCCGCAGCGAGAAGGTCCAGTTGGGCGCTGCGCAGGATATCCTAGACCGCGCTGGCTACAAGCCGGTTGAGCGCCACGCGGTCCTGACAGGCTTCGTGATCCAACCGGAGCTTGTCGAGGCGATACGCTCTGTCGTCCAGGAGCTCGCGCTGATGCCAAAGCAGCTGGCACTGACAACGAGTCTCCCGGAGCGGAGGTGAGGATGAGGTTCGTTGTGCCTGTGCTCATAGCCTTCCTAGGCATGGGGTGCTTCCTCAACGCCTGCGGAGACAACCGACATGATGTCGCGGGCCCTGGCATCGACGTGCACTGCAACGCGCTGGCACCTAATGCCGGCAACGGCGACACGTCGGTCAAGGTGACGTGTCCGCCAGCAGCGGAGGGACTGCAGTGAGGGCCTTCGGTTTGGTCCTGGTAGCGCTGTTCCTCGCAGCATGTCGCGCATCCGCGCCCGCGCCTACACCGGTGTTGATGACACCGCAAAGCCGGCTGATCTACCACGACACCGAGGGCCATGGTATCTGGACACAGTGCGACCGTGGTAACCGTATCTACATGACGCAGGGCGGGCAGTTCCAGGTCGTGCCTGGCGGCTGCCAGAACGGGGAGCCGTAGCATGGACTTTCCACTGCTCGCAATATTCGTCATCGTGATCGTCATCGTCATCGCGTTGGTCCTCTTCATGGTCTGGAGAGAGAAAGCTTACGATCGACGCGATGCTAGGGCTGATGAGCGCGAAGCACATCGGGACGCTCGTGAGGCTGCTCGGGACGCTCGTGAGGCTCAGAGAGATGCGCGGGAGGATCGTCGAGACGCACGACACGAACCAAAGGCCAAACCGTAGGTTGCGCTGATGATCATCACGCTGATACAACTTCTGGTGCTCCTACTGCTTCTGTTCATCGTCTGGTACATCATTCGTATCGCAGCGACGCAGTTCGGAGCACCGGAATTCGTTGTGCAAATCATCGGTTTAATCCTCTTACTGATCTTCGTGCTAGCGCTACTACGTATGATAGGCGTAGGCGCTGGTATTGGTTGGCACCTGTGAACGAAGAAGTCGTCGTCCCATCGAATCCTTCCGAGGATTTCCGTCTCGAACTTCGCTCCCAATGCGAGGCGTCGTTGTACCTGTTCTGTAAGGTCGTACTTGGCTATAAGGACCTCGTCCCTGGGCTCCATGGTGAGATGTGCCTTTACCTTCAACAGGACCGCCAGCACAAGCTCGTAGTCGTCCCACGAGGACATTTGAAGACGAGCATTTGTACCATTGGCTACGCCACCTGGCGTGCTGTGCGGAATCCGAATATTCGCATCCTAATCGCCAATGCGACAGCGACCAACGCGTCGCATTTCCTGCGGACTATCAAGGCGTACTTCGAGACGAACGCACTGCTACGCTGGCTGTGGCCAGAGGCGATCCCTGACACGTCGAAGGTCAAGTGGACCGATACGGAGATCGAGCTTGCGCGTAGCGTTCCGTATCCAGAATCGACGATTGAGGCGATTGGCGTAGGTGGCACGGTTGTCTCGCGGCATTATGATCTGATCATCGAGGACGACCTCATCGCGCCTGAGGACGGCACTGTCACAGCGGAGATGGTGAAGAAGTGCATCGACTGGCACCAGTACGCCACATCGCTCTTCGTAGACCCATCTCGGGGCGAGCAGAACGTCATAGGCACTCGCTGGCTGTATGATGACTTCATTGCGTACATCATGCAGAGGGAAAGTTGGTTCCTCCCAGCGCTGTACAAGGGTGGTTATGGCTTATGGAAAGAGCGCTTCTCAGACGATACGTTGGACCGAATTCTTGAGCAGTTTGGGCCAAGGAAGTTTTCTTGCGCGTACCTTAACGATCCTGTACACGAAGACACCCGCGCATTCGATCCTGCTTGGTTCCGATATTACGATAGAGTTCCCGAGCCGTATCATTGCGTTACCGCCATCGACCCCGCTATCAGCCAGAAGAAGCACGGTGACTATTCAGCTATCGTTACAGTAGCTGCGGGCTATACCCGCGCGTCAGCTGACGGTCCATGGGAGCAGGTGAGGTACATCGTTGATGCACGACGTGGGCGATGGGGCATTGACGAGCTGATTGATCAGGTCTTCGAGGTGAATCGCCTCTGGCGACCTCGTCGCGTAGGCCTCGAGACGGTGATGTTCCAGAAGGCCTTGCTCTGGCCGTTCCGTGAAGCCATGCGGCGTGAGAATGTCAACCTGCCCATCGTTGAGTTGAGGCCCAGCTCGCAGGTGACAAAGGAAGGCCGGATTCAGGCACTGCATGAGTTCTTCGCCAACGGCTCGCTGTGGCTGAACCAGCGCCATGCGGAGCTGCTAGATGAGCTCCGGGGATGGCCTGCGGTCACGCATGATGATATGCTCGACGCGCTGGCGTATGCGATGCAGATGCTCGTCTACCCAACGATGGGTGAGCAGGACCAACTACGCAGCCCGTTCTCGCTGGAAGAGATCCTCTCCGGCCTGCGTAAGCGGGCAGACGTTGAGCGCGGACCGTGGGTGTTCCATGGTGAGGGGGCAGCGATGCCCGTTGCGTGGGTTCAGGTGCCACAGACGGTTCAGGAGATTAGTGAGGCGCTGGCAGCGCAGCGTCAACAGGACGCGGAGGACCGTAGGTGACCTGGGTTGGCGTAGCGTCGCCCATAACGACCGCCCTCGTTCGTACCCGACCAGGACCCAACTTCCTGCTCGGCCTCGACTCGATGCGCCCAGCCGTGGGGTTCACCGACGAGCTGTGGTACAGCACTGACACTCAGCTGTGGTACTACGGCACAGGGACCGGTTGGGCCTTGCTGTCATTCACGGCTGAGACTCCGCTGCCCCCTCTGCCATACGTGGCAGGAGATACGTTCTACGCCGATACGACGTCGAGCATAGCTCGGCTGGCGATAGGGAACCCTGACGACGTACTGAGTGTCAACGCTGCCGGTATACCAGCGTGGGGTCCGGCGCCGCTGTCAGGGACCAGCATTGGGATCTGGCGTTGGCTAGTGCCATTGACTGGCGTAGGTCCAATGTCTGCGGGGCGCATCTCGATCGACGCGTTACCACCCACGACGACCGCTCTGGTCATGTCGACGATGACGGATCTGGGCGCGGACGCCACGGCGTTCCTACAGCGCATTCAGGCTGGCGATCTCGCATACGTCCAGGCGAAGCCCAACTCGACCCAGTATGTCAGGCTGAGGTTGATGGGGCCAGGCACGTTCGATACGCTCAACAAGACCGTGACGTTCGTGGTGCAACCGCAGGGCACACAGGGCGCAGCGATCCCCAACAACACGCAGGTCTTGTTTGTACTGGCGCTGGGTGGCGGTGGCGTCAATAACCCGATGACTGCGTTGGGCGATCTGATCATCGGAGGCACGAATGGCTCACCAGGACGCCTAGGCATCGGTTCTGCCGGACAGGTGCTGACGGTAGTCGGCGGCACGGCCGTCTGGGCCATTCCTGCCTTCGTCAACCCGATGACAGGAGTCGGTGACCTGATCGTTGGGCTGGCCTCTGGCGCACCCTCGCGGCTCGCGGTAGGTGCCAACGGGTTGGTGCTGAAGGTGGCCTCAGGTACACCAACGTGGTCTCCAGATGTCGGCTTTGCCAACCCGATGACGACGCTGGGCGACGTGATCACTGGAGGGGCAGCAGGTGCTCCGCAGCGCCTCGCTGTCGGCACCAACGGTCAACGGTTGGCTGTGGTCGGCGGAGCCCCAACGTGGTCGACAGACGGTCCGGTGGGCCAGTGCCGGTTGGTCAAGTCTGGAGCCAACCTGGCTCTACAGCCGTTCATGGGCAACAAACTGGCGTTCCCCGACGGTACGTTGGCGACGGTGCCCTCGGGCGGAGTCACACTGGCGCCTACCGGGCTTACCGCTGGCACGACGTATTTCATTTACGCGGTGCAGACTGGTGGCACAGTTACCAGTCTAGAGGCCACGACGTCTGGACATGCGACCGACGCTGGCTCAGGCATTGAGATCAAGTCTGGCGATGCCACGCGAGTTCTCGTTGGTATGGGTCGCCCGATCGCGGGGCCTGCGTGGCAGGACACGGCGCTACAGCGGTTCGTGGCGAGCTGGTTCAACCGTCGGATCGTAGCGGCGTTGCTGGCTCCGATGACCACTGGCTCCAGCACGTCAACGACGCTGGCTGAGATCAACGTTGCGAACCGTGTAGAATGGCTGGCGTGGGCTGACTCAGCTACGAGGCTGGAAGTTGTTGTGGTCGTGGGCAACGCCGTGGCGGGCAACGGATCACAGCTGTCTTGTATGCTGGACGGCTCAATCACGGGTCCAGGCGTGTTCGCCATCAGTGGTGGCGCTGGGTATCAGGTCACTCTGTCGACGTTCTTTGAAGGTAACGTGAACGACGGCTACCATTTCAGTGGGTACTACGGTGCCATAATCAGTGGTGGCACAGCGAACTACACAGCCAGTGGCGCAGTCTGCGCGACGATGATGATATGATAGGGGGTGAGGAGATGGCCAGGAAGCGTGGTGAAAAGCGACCGCCGTTGGCTGGGTCACGACGCCAGCCACAGGGCATGCGAGGGGTGCCAGAGGACATCGCAGGGACGATCGGTGGGCGGCAGTCGGGTCGTGCGCCGAAGCCGTTGCGAGTCTCGGTCGAGGGGCTCAGAATGCGCCGAGGGTTCGGGCGCAGGTTGGGGAGTGATCTCTGATGGCTAGTCTGGGATTCGGGCCGTATCAGAAACCCAAGCGGATGCCAAAAGGTCGTGGGGTGGGGAAGATGGGCTCCCTGAACATCTCTGGCGAGGGTGGTCAGGTGGCAGATCCGACCTTGGCCCGCGGCCCCAAGACCATCCGCATATCGACGCAACACCTGAAGATGAGGAGGAAAATGCCGTGAGGGATCTGGGCGAGACCAACGAAACCGGCAAGGAGCCGGCCAAGGGCGGAACGCGACTGCCCTGGGCGCCGATCAAGTCGGCGAAGCAGTCAGAGGAGGGGTACGGTGGCATCGCGCAGCCGACAGGAGCAACGCTCCCAGAGTCGGCGGACAAGCCGCCGGGCCGCGAGAGGGCGAAGTAAGGTGTCGTCGGAGAAGGTTGACTCGGCGGAGTTGATGGAAGAGTTCAACCAACTGTTCGAGAAGGCCGACGATGCTCACAAGGCGCACGCGCTACAAGAGGCCATCAAGGCGCTGAAGGAACACGCGAAGGGGCACAAGTAGCGTGGCTGACAAGGACGAGCGCTCGGACATACTGAAGTGGAAAGATCGGGTCCGTGCTGCGAAGCAGTACCAGGAGCGCGATGGACGGTTCCAGAACTGGCGGCGCAACCGTGACTGGTATCGGAACCGGTACCCTTCGCAGGTGGTTAGCGTCAACCTGGTATTCAGTTATGGCCGAGCGCTCGTCCCCCAACTCTATTTCAAGGCGCCGACGATACTGTGTCGACCACATAAGCAGAACTTCGTCCAGCAGTCAAAGATACTCGAAGCGATTGATGCGTGGCTGATCGATCATATTGGGTTGAAGCAACAGATCAAAATGGTGATCCTCGACGCGTTTCTGACCAACGTTGGTATCATCAAGTGTGGCTATAATACGTTGTCCACTGAGTTGCCTGCGCCGAATGAGGATAGCACGGCGGTGGTTGCAGAGATGCTTGGAGCACCGACGAGTGAGTTGCAGGAAGATTTGGACAGGAAGAAGTGGTCGTACCATGACCACATCAAGCCTAACGCGCCGTGGGCGTTGCGTGTTCGACCGCAGGACGTCTTGATCCCATGGGGCTTTGCGGACGAGCATGAGGCGCCGTGGATGGCGTACAAGGTTGTGAGACCTGTAGCTGACGTGAAGAAGGACGAGGCATACAAGAATACCTCTCGGTTGCAACCCAATGTCGTACCTGACACAGGTCTCTCAGGTCTGATTTCACCTAATTTGGTCGGTGCTACGTCATCAGGCGAGTTTGTAGAGTTGATCGAGATTTGGGACAAGCGTGATGGGACGATTCGAGTACTGTCCATGGACCACGATAAGTGGTTAAGGGATGATGAGCACGGGCTCGAGATTACGGGATTCCCAGGTGTTGTCCTGAGGTTCAACCCAGATGGTGAGGACTTCTGGGGTGTGCCGGACTGCGAGCACATCGCGAAGCAGGTCATCGAGTTGAACGAGAATCGGACGCATGAGATCGTCTCGAAGCGTTTGGCGAATATCAAAGGCATTGTGGACACGAACACCGTTGATGACATTGAGATACAGAAGGCTGAGGCTGGTAAAGGTGGTATGTTCATTAAGGCCAAGGGCAACGCGGCCGCAGCGTTCCATCAGTTCGCGTTCACTGTACCACCCGATCTGTGGAAAGTGGATGAAGTGATTCGTAGAGACGTACGTGATACGCTGGGCTGGTCGCGCAACCAGTCAGGCGAGTTCCACCCGGGTCGCAAGACGGCGACTGAGGTTGAGACGGTCCAGTCAGCGTTTGAACTCAGGTCGGATGAGCGACGGGATCAGGTGGCGGATATGTTCGCGGAGCTCTTTCGCGATAAGATCCACCCGATGATCTTCCAGCACTGGACTGAGCAGCGGACAATGGAGGTCACGGCCCTGGGTGGGTGGTACAAGTTCACGGGGCAAGAGATTCGGGCAGACTACGACGTGTTCGTGGTACCGGACTCGGTGATCCCGATGGGTCGTAGGGACGAGCAACAGTTGGCTGAGCGAATGTTCGCAGCGTTAAAGGGTGATCCGCGCATACAACAGAGACCCCTGTACCTCTATATGATGGGCGCGTTCCGTGAGTTGATACCAGATCCGGAGTCTCTGATGGTGCCTGAGGAGGAGTATCAGAAGTTGGTGCAGCAGCAACAGCAGATGGCGCTGCTGACGCAGATGATGCACAATCGTGGCGCGCGTGGTGCTGTGGGTGCCATGCAGGGTCGGCGCTAGTGCCTACCTTTGACATGCGGTGCGATCGCTGTGGACAGGTGCGAGAGGTCTTTGGTCGACGTTCACCTGCTGGCGTTCAGTGTTGCGATAACGAGATGACTCGGTTGTTCACGTTGGGTAGCCAACAGGTGACTGGCTTTACTCCGTTCTGGCACCCACATCTTGGTCATGACCCGGTGTACATCGACTCGTGGAAGACCTATAAGGAGGAACTCTGGAAGCGGAACAAGTCTAACGCATTAGCGACCGACGGCGATCGCCCAGGTCGGTGGATTTGAAACCGAGCTCACTCCGTGAGCTAGCGAGGGACAGCATGGCTGGCGAAGAGCAGGGCAAGGAGCAGGTTGACGAGTCGGCAGCTGTCAGAGCTGAGAACGAGGCTCTGAAGGGACGACTCGGAGAGTATGAGCGAATGCTGATGGCGCCAGATTATCTCGAGTATCTGGCGAAGCAACAGCGTGGTGAGGACACGGGTTCTCGTCGCGCGAACGGTGGTGGTGAGAGGCGCGCTTCGGAACGTGAGTCAGAGTCACCTGCGAAGCCTGCAGTTGACCTGGACTCAATGACCAACTCGCAGCTCGCTGCCTACCTGTTGAGGAATTTCAGAACGTACCTGGATCAATCGTTGGGAAAGCGTGTCCAGCCCATCGAGGAGCGTGAGGCGCTCAACGCTGCGAAGGCAGAGATCGCTGAGATGGAGCGCAACTACCCGGACTTCCACAAGTACCAGAAGGACATTGTGGACAAGATCCGACGCGTGCCTCAGATGTCGTTGGAAGACGCCTACCTGTCGATCAAGGGTAAGGAGAAGCCGGCACCTAGGACAGTCTCAGGAGCTACGCCAACTGGCGGGGGTGGGCTGAAGAAAAAGCCCACACAAGGCTTTGAGGCTGCTTTCGAGCAGGCATGGCGAGAGGCTGGGTTGCCGGAACCAACTGGCTAGAAAACATGACAGCAGACACGAAGGGCGGTGGCTGAAAGATGGCCGGATCGTTCGGCAATCCACAAGCCCCAGCCAGCTTGACCGAGCAGTTCGACACGTTGTACTCGACGACCTGGCAGCTGATGCGCGAGGAGGCGGTGGACAACATCTACAACGCCACCCCGCTATGGTACTGGCTGTCAGCGCGCAAGCGGATTCGTCGGGAGACAGGCGGTCGCTGGATCGGCATTCAGCTGCTGTGGGCGAAGAACACTACCGTCAAGACTCTGGGTCCTGGCGGTACGGTTGATATCACCCCGGGTGAATCGACCACGACGGCGCAGTTCAACTGGAAATGGCTGGCCGGCTCGGTCGTGCGGCTCTTCTCAGAGGACCACACGAACGCCGGTCCGCAGGCGATCATGCGCAAGGTTCAGGTGGACCTGAAGAACCTGGAGCTCGCGCTGATCGACAAACTGGAGTCGATGGGCTTCGGGGACGGCACCGGTAACGGGGCGCTGGACTTCGACGGCCTGGGCAACATCGTCTCGGGCACAGCCGGGCTGGTGGTGGGCGGCATCGACTCGGGTCTCAATCCGTGGTGGGATAACTTTCGGCGACCGTACGTCACGGCGAACGGTATTCGGAAGGAGATGACCACGGTCTACAACAGCGTCTCGATCGGCAACGATCACCCGACGCTGGCGTTGACCACGCAGGCGATTCAGGAGCTGTACGAGGATTCGCTGACGACCGTCCTGCGTGTCCTAGACAACAGATTCGGTGACGTCGGGTTTGAGGCGCTGGCGTTCAAGGGCACGTCGTTGGTGTACTCGCCCTCGGCGCCGGTGCAACAGGTCCGGTTCCTCAACGAGCGCTACATTGAGCTGGTGGTGGAGCGGACGGCCGAGTTCGTGATGACGGACTGGAAGCCGATCCCGAACCAGTTGGACCGCGTAGCGCAGAACGTCCTGCAGGGCAACCTCGTGACCAGCAATCGCAGGATGCACGGCGTGCTGACGGGGGTGAGCTAATCATGGCACAGACCATTAGCTGCCCCCAGTACGGACGGTTTATCTCGCGTGCGGGCAACACGGGAACCCTGGCTGATCAGACCGCCACTACGGCAGCCCAGCAGTTGACCAGTGGCTGTCGGTGGTTCTCTGTGATGATCAGTCTCAAGACCTTTGTCGTGGGTACGGGGACGTCATACCCGATATTCGCGCTGGAGGTGGCGGACGACTCGGGGTTA